TGTTCTGGGACACTTGGAAAACCCCATTTTGCAGTTACTTCAGCACGTGGTCTGTTACTTGAAAAATCCATAGGCCATTCCTGGCTACCACCAGAAAATAATTCAACAATATAAAATGGACTTATTAATATACCACCAACAACATTGTTTATGGGTAGTAATTGAAATTCTGTACTTGCAACGGTAACTTCGTACGTACCGTCATCATCATCATCTAATTTTACAACCAATCCTGTTTCAGTTGATATGTCATCAACACGTAACCTGTAAGGATCATTTGTAAAAAATTTTCTTGCACTTGCTGACGTTTCAGCATAAAATATGCGTCCACAAAAAGCGTCTATTTGACGACTTGCTGCATTGATAGCGTCATCAAGTAAATCATTATCGCCACTATCACTTGTTGGTATGCCTACAAAACCTTTAAGTTGATTTTGTGTGCAATAACCATTGGTTACTGCCATTACCTACCTCTACGGCCTTTCTTCTTTTTTTTCTTGCCTTTCATTGGCTTACCATAGTGAACAGGCATTATTTACCTTTAGCTACTTTTTTTTCAGCTTTAGGTTTCGCAGTTTTTGTTTCAATTTTACCACCTGCTTTTGCAATTTCTTTTTTAACTGCTTCAGCACGTTTTTTATTTTTATTAACTTCATAACCTTTTAGTTCTGCTTTTAAACTTTCTATATATTCTTTTTTTTGTTGTTTATTCATTTTCTTTCCTTTAATGTGTTGTGTGCCTAACCACTGCTAGGCACACATGCACAAATTTTCTAATAAATTAGAAAGTAGGTGTTTTCAGACCTGTACCTTGTATCTTTGTCATACCCGCTGGATATCTTCCAGAAGCAAAGGCAGAATAACCATAAACAACCATTTTTGTTGTTAATGATCCTGCGTTGGTTTCCTCAAATTTAAGTTGGAAGATATTATCTTCAAACAAAATATGATCGTCCACTTTCAATACGTAAATCTGATCTTGGTCGTTTCCGCCACCGTCAGTTGTAGTAATGTTTGCGTCTGTGATTACAGGTAGTCCAAGTATGTTTCCAACTACTGCACCATAAGCTGCTGCGTCCCCGATACCAACTGCGTTGTCTGGGTTATTTCCCGCAGGTGTAATTAACGGTCTTGAATTTCCGTCTACTCCTGCTGTGAAGAAACCCCAACGTCTTGGGTGCATAAGGATTGCAGTTGCAGGTGCAAAACGATTTGCATTTATCTGCTGTACTGCGTCAGCTATTTTAGGAAACGCCTCACCAACAGTAGGTGTTGCGTCCGTATAGGTGACCGTATTCTGGCCGCTGACATTTCTAATGCCCAAAGGTTGTCCAGAGGATCCAGAACCCTCAAACATCAAGCTATCTAATTTACCAAAATATGCAGCAATTAAATCTTGGAAAATAATATTTTCAAGACTAAAACCTGGTTGTCCCCCTCTTTCAAGTGCTTGTCTTGATACGTCTTGCTGTCCTGCAATGGTATCAACATTTACTGTCAATAAGGTGTCGTCCATATTTGTTTCCTGTACTGCTGAATTTTGGCTTGATTGCTCTGCTGCTTCAGAACCCGTTGTAATTCTGGAAACTTCTACTTTCATACCGTATGCAGGTAATGGTTTTTTAGGTACAGCATTGTATAGTGCTGATCCTGCTCTTGCGATAGGTGCGTACTCATCTAATAGATATTGAGGTACGACTAACCCTGCAAAAGCACCTGTGCCTACATCTCTAGCTTCAAATTCTTGGTGTCTGTTAAGTCTTTCCTGTGCTGCACCGTTACCAGATCGTGATTGCCAAGCGTCAGATATAAAAGAGTGTTCGCCACCCTTTCTATATATATCTGGTTCATTGACTTCTACGATTGCTTCTTGTTCAACAACTTCTTCGTCCTCAACTCCAAGTTCTTCTCTACTTTCTTTAACTGCTTTAAGAGTTTCAGCAGCTTCTCTTGCGTCGGTTATTTTTTCTTCTAAATCTTTGATTTCAACATGTAAATCTTTTGATCTTGCAAGTTTGCCGTCAAATTCTTCACCCTCTGTCATCTCATCTAATTCAGATAAAAGACCGTCAAGTTCTGCTACCTTACTATCTCTAGCTTCAATTAAGTTTTTCATAGTATGTATTTCCTTGTACTTATTCTTATACTTCTGCGTAAGGTGTGATAATGAAGTGTAAGTACGGCTTATATCACGGCGTTACGTCTTTACGAATACCGTCCCGTTCTAACTTCAATTTTAAAAGTTCAACTTGTCCGTTACTTCGCTTTTTATCAACGTCGTTGTTATCCGCAACTTTGTTAATAAAATCTTCTAAAACCTCTACTGCTTTATCGCCCGATCTAGCTTCTACAAGTTCTTTGTGTAAGTTTTCTAACTCTATGCCACGTAATTTAGCACCTGCCCATGGATTTGCAGGATAAGTTACAACACTCACGTCAAACAATCTTGCTTCTGATACGGTACGTTCGTCGCCATTTTGATTGAAGTCATCACGCATTGCAGCAAATGCAAAAGACATTTCGTTTAAATCACCACGTTTCATTGCACTAGCGACTTCTGCAACTGTTGGATTGTTAGGATCAAGTTCTGCTCTAACAAACAATCCGTATTCATCTTCTTCTAAATTCAATGTACCACTTGATGTTCTTGCTAATGGTATACCGTCGTGATTTACTAAGAACCTAACATCATCTTGTTCTTGTAAAGTTTTCTTAAATGCACCAGGTTTAATTGTTTCATTGTATGCACCCCTACTATCTTTTACACCGTATGGTTTGTCAAAGACAGAAGCATATCCTGTAAAAAGTAAAGTATCAGTAGTTTCATCTGATCGTTCTTCAACTGCTGCAAAAGTAAAACTTCTATTTTCTGTAAGTCTTTCCATTTCTTTTAGATTAGTAGCATTTCTTTGTTGTTCTATTGTTTGTGATATAGCAACTACCCTGTCAAACACTTCAATATGTTGTTCTTTTGATTTGTTTTCTTTTTGTGTAAATCTTGGGTGTTCTTTTGGTAGTAAATCATTATCAGTAATATATTTACTATTTTTTGGTCTGTCATTTTTCAACAAATAACTAAATGCACGAAGCCTAGCAAGTCCCCAAGCATTTCTTGAAATACCTGGTCTATGTGATGTACTGTATGCACCAAAACCACGACGCACAACACTTTTTGCTGTACCCATAGTCAAACGTCGCCACGAAGCCATACTTGAAACTTCTTCATTATGTTCATTAACAACTGTTTGTATAGACTTTGTTGTAGCTTCCGAAAATGTAATACCACCTTTTTTGCCTTTTGCCGAACCTGGTTTGTTTTTCTTTGAACCTGTTATTTGATCCTTTTTTGGTGCAGGTGTAGAACTTCCTGTTTGTCTTGGTTCTAATTCACCCTCATTAATAAGTTGTGCAATTTTTCGTTCTGCCCAATCAGCTGCTTCTAACGGATCAGTCCAAGGATTTGCACCCCAAAGTAAAAACGCTACGTCTGAAGCCCTCCAAGTATCTGGATCATTTGGGTTTGATTTTTCTCTATCAAGATCAGATAAATGTCTTTTACTCCATGCGGGGATTTTTCTAATTTTTGATATACTAAGTTGCTCACCTCTTGCCATTATTCTTGCTTGTCTAATTGTTTCATCAACTAAACCGTCCCCTGCTTTATTAAGATTATCCAAACCACGTTGTGCATTTTCTTGCATAAATTTAGGTGGTGTTCTATCAACTGCTCTTTGTTCACTGTTGTAACTTGGTACAAGTGTTGGATCATCTTTTGAAGTATGTTTCATACCTGTTATTTCTTCATATTCTGACATATCAGCACAAGGCATAAAATATGTTTCGCCGTCTATTTCGTGTGTGTGTGAACCCACACAACCTATTTCTTTTGCTTTATCCTCTGCTTCTTCTTGTGTTTCATATAAATCTTGACTTGGGTCAGCTTGTCTTTTATATTGTTGTTCAGATAAATTTAAAGCAGTTATTTGGTCTTTTGCTTTTTTTTCTGTATCGTGGCAACCCATAATTTTTTTATCATCATCTTTGATGACTGCAAATCCATTACAATTTTCTGCTTCTCTACTTATTGAATACGGCATTATTCTTCAATCATTGAGTTTGTCGGATCATGTTCATCAACACCTTGTGGTGGTAATGTTGGATCAATTAATGCACCTTGTAAACCAATATAGAATTTGTCCCCACCCTCATAAGGTTCAAGCTCTAATTTTGCTCTTGCTTCATTGGGTGTCATAACACCAGAACTTATAGCAACTTGAAATGAACGTACACGACTTAATTGATCCCCACGTGCGTATTCATCTGTATCTAATCTAACTAATTGTTTGCCTGGTAGTAATGTTGTAAAACTATCTTCTATTCTTCTAATCCAAGGTAAAAGTGTATGACGTATAAATGCTAGACCGTTACTTTCAAGATTTGAATATACATTTGATCCGTCTTTTGCCAAAAGTAAATGTGCAGGTATTCTAAAAACTCTTGCTATCTCATGTGTTATTTGTTCTCTTGCAGCTATTAATTCATCACCTGCTGCCGCACTTATGGCTTTCCATTTTAGCCCACCCGTAAGAACGGCAGGTTTTCTATTTCTATTATGATTATTTAGCCATGTATCTTTTAGAATACTTGCCTGTTCTGAAGTCAAATCCCTGTCAGTTTCCAAAACACTAGAGGGTGTTCCCCCTTGTCCGTAAAACTGCGATAAGTGTCTTTCCATTGCTAAAGCCAAACCATACGTATTACCGTTTGCACGTAATGGACTAATACCTGTTAATTGACCTGGATATTGATACCAAATAAGATGTAACATATTGTAAGTTGTAATGCGTCTATCATATTGTCCTTTTTTTGTCA